CGCTAAATAGCGGGGCTTTTTTACGAATAACCCCGACAAGGTTAGATAGCTCTTCTCTGATAGGAGGTGATCACTATCTTGACATGCCGGAATAGACGGAAGTGACCAAAGTAACGTAGTGATGCGTGATAATGGTTGCGACTCTACGCATTTCACTGGCGCATTCACCGCGCAATCAAAACACTCACAGAACCTTACAGAAAGTCGAGCCTGAGAAATCCCGTTAATGGTGTTTCTGTGGGGCGGTGATTTCTGGTGAACAGGTTCGCTTTTCTATAAGGATTTACACCATGAGCAAATCATTAACTTTTAATGGTCATCACGTCACGCCTGTTGATAACAGCGACGGGAAAACTTGGTTCACTGCTGAACAGCTTGCTGAGTTATTAGAATACAAAGATGTGAAGCAGGTTAATAAGATATACCAGCGTCATGCGGATGAATTTACAGAGACCATGACGGCCAAAGTGACGGTCTCGGGGAAATCAACGGGTTACGATAACCTCTCGAAAGAGATTCGACTCTTCTCTCTTCGTGGGGCTTACCTTGTGGGTATATTCTCAAGAACCTCAGTGGCTAAAGACCTTCGTATCTGGCTGCTTGACCTGGCGGAAAAGGAATCAAATATAGATGTTGGTTCGATAGACATTAATAAGTTTGCTCAGCTTACAGGGCAAACGATGCATGACCTGATTTCCTCCTTCGATAAGGCGTCATTTAAACACCGGGGTCAAAAAGGTAGTGGCCTGATGACACAGCGTAAACGTGATATCAAAAAGGTAAAAGAAGCTACCGCACTGGCGATTAAACTCACTCAGTTTGCTATCGCAGATATGGGCGACTTCCCGGAAGGTGAGCCGGCATGAACCACGAACAATTTATTCAGAAGAACGTACAGGCCGAGTTATTAAAGCTCGGCTTTTCTTTGTCTGTTTCTTCGATGGCAAGTGACAGGGCGGTAGATCATTACCGCCGGTCTACTGCAACCGGAAAAGGAAAGATGATGGCTGACTGCATGCACACAGCTAAAGTATGGGCTGAGAAGTATTCATGGCAGAAAGCCAAACCGAAATCCAAATAGACCGCCCAGCGGTCTTTTTATGGGTGAAATATGGATATCCCTAAATCATGGCGATGGGGTAATAGCCGGTATCGCCTTGTCGCTGAACATTATGACGGGGCTGTGCAGCTGGTGACGTATAAGCATTGGCTCAAGTCCAAGCGGCGCTGGCAATACTTCACTGATGTGCGGTCTTCCGTTGAGTGGAAATTGCAGCAACCGAATTTATAAAACTCTGCAAACGTCACTTACGAGTGGCGGTGATAGAGATTTATATAAGTTTTCAGCTCCGGTGGTATCGGTGTACCACGGGAAAATACAAAACGAACCAGTTTATTGTTCTGATTGAGGTGACAAATGGCAAAAGCAAATGTGCCGATGGTCGACTACATCGAAGTAAGAGTGCAGACCGAAGAAGAAACATTTATCGGATACAGCGGCGTTCCGTGCCCACTGAAAGAAGGGCAGCAATTTCTGACGCTGGGTGTAGACCGCAATGGATTCAGTACCTTCAACATCAAGGTCAGTGACATTAAGTATTTCATCGTTAACGTTGTGATGAAGGAAGGCCGCGTCGGTAGCGATATCGGGCGCACACTGCACTGACTAAAGGAAAAGATATGGCGCTGACAATAAAGCAAGAGGCTTTCTGTCAGGCATACATAGAAAACAAAGGTAATGCTTCGGAGGCATACCGAACTGCGTATGCCACTGGAAAGATGAAAGCTGAAACTATTCACGTAAAAGCCTCTGAATTATTAAACGACGGTAAGGTTACGGTAAGGATTTCAGAGCTTCAGCGGGAACACAGAAATAAGCATGACATAACCGTTTCCGGGTTGCTGGAAGAGTTGGAGGAAGCTAGGCAGGCAGCTCTGACAGCGGAAACGCCGCAGTCATCAGCGGCGGTGGCGGCGACAATGGGGAAGGCCAGAATCACCGGGCTGGACAAAGTTGTCATTGACCTCACAGCTGACGTCAAAGTTGAGAACCGTTCTATCAAGGATATCTTCGATGGCTAATCCCTACTTCAAACCATTTGCAGCGAGCGCCCCTTATAAGGTGGCTTACGGCGGGCGGGGAAGCGGAAAGTCTTATTTCTTCGCTGAGTTGGCAATCGAAGTATCACGCAGGATAAAAACCGTCATTCTGTGTACCCGTGAATTTCAGGGCTCTATCAGCGATTCAGTTCATAAACTTCTCTGCGAAACCATAGACCGCCTTGGATATGGCAGAGAGTTCGAGATTCAAAAAAACACCATTATCCATCTTGCTACCGGGGCATCATTCGTTTTTGCCGGGATAAAGAACAACGTCACCAAAATTAAATCCATTCAGGGTGTCGGTATCTGCTGGATTGAAGAAGCCGAGGCCGTAGTAAAGGATTCGTGGGAGGTTTTGCTGCCATCTATACGCGGTGATAAAAATGCCGAGATATGGGTTAGCTTCAACCCGAAAAACATTCTCGATGACACCTATCAGAGATTTGTTGTCAACCCTCCCGAGGGCGCGATAGTCCTCAAGGCAAATTACGACGTCAACCTGCATTTCTATGACACTCCGCTGCCCAAACAGATGGAGGAGTGCAGAGAGCGAGACCCTGACTTGTACCGCCATATCTGGCTGGGCGAGCCGGTAGCAGATTCCGCACTGGCGATTATCAAGCCTGCATGGATTGAGGCTGCTGTCGATGCTCACATCAAACTTGGCTTTGAGCCGAGAGGTAAGCGCATTGTCGGGTTCGACGTTGCTGATGATGGTGAAGATGCTAACGCTACAGTGCTGAGGCATGGTTCTGTTGCTTTATCTGTCGAAGAGTGGCGCGGACAGGATGTCATTTACAGCGCTGACAAAGTTTATACGGACGCGGTTAAGAATAACGTAGATACGGTTATTTATGACTCAATCGGCGTTGGTGCTGGTGTTAAGGCTCAATTTAACCGTAAAGACAACCGAATTATGACTGTCGGGTTTAACGCCGGAGCCTCGGTTGAAAAGCCGGAAAGCAATTACAAGCCGGGGAAAACAAACAAAGACATGTTTGCCAACCTGAAGGCTCAGCAATGGCAGTTGGTCGCAGATCGCTTTTATAACACCTGGAGAGCTGTCGAGCATGGCGATAAATATCCGGAAGATCAGTTAATCAGCATATCCCGCAGCATGAAAGATATCGAATACCTCAAAGCCGAACTGTCACGCCCTCAGGTCGATTACGACAATAACGGACGCGTGAAGGTTGAGAGCAAAAAGGATATGAAAAAACGCGGCATCCCGAGTCCAAACAAGGCTGATGCTTTCATTATGGCGTTCTCTAAAGCCAAACAACCATTCCGAATCCCAGACGAGATACTCCGATGAGCAAGAGTAAAAAAACACAACAGCCTGTCGGGAAGCCACCGCTCAGGATTAGTGAGGTTGATTTAGAAAAGGCATCCGTGTCGGGTGAAGAAAAGAAATTTGCCGAATTTAAGCGATACGAGCCTTTGCCCGGAGTGATACCGGAAGCCAAAAAGGATGCCGTACTCGCAATGGATGCCACTCCGTACGATGTGTTAAATAACATGTCGATTGGCGATGAGTATTCCGGTTTTCGCGGCTACCCGCAGCTTGCGGCAATGTCTCAGCAGGTAGAGTACTCGAATATGCACAGCGTATTTGCTGATGAGATGACCCGTAACTGGATTGAGGTTAAAAGCAGGAAAGAGGGTGACCCGGGCATCGAACAGATGGAACAGGCGCTGATTAAATACGATGTGAAGCGCCTGATTCACGAAGCGGTCAGACAGGATTCACAATACGGTGTAGCTCATATCTACATCGATGCCGGAGCTAAAACTGATGATGAATTGGAGAAGCCGTTATTTCTCGACCCACGAAAAATACCGAAGGGGTCACTGAAAGGTCTGCGTGTCGTCGATCCCACTTGGATTTATCCGGCAATGTACAACACACAGTGGCCTTTAGCCGAGGGGTTTTATAAGCCTCAGGCATGGTTCGTAATGGGGAAAACGGTTCATGAGTCGCGATTTAATGACATTGTGAGTCGACCTGTTCCTGATATCCTCAAGCCGTCCTATAACTTTGGCGGATTATCTCTGACTCAGTTAATGGAGGACTACGTTGTAGATTGGCGCGATGCTAAGAAAAACGTAATTAAGATACTCCGCACACTGAGAATGAGGGCGCTTAAAACGGATATGGATGCTCGCCTTCAGGTTCCCGGAGAGTTCGATAAACGAATTAAGATGTTTACGAAATACCAGGATAACTTCGGGCTCTGGGCGATAGATGTGCAGGAAGATCTGCTTCACATGCAAACCTCGCTCAGTGAGCTTTCTAATTTACTGTCAAACTACCAAGACCAGCTTTGCATTCCCTCCCGGATCACTAACCTTAAGCTCCTGGGTAACGCTCCAGCAGGTTTAAACGCATCAGGGGACTCTGAGTTAGATACGTGGCATGAGACCGTATCAGGGTATCAGGACGGAAATCTGCGCAAGCCACTAGAGAATATCTTCAAGATTATTCAGCTTTCAGAATTCGGGGAAATCAAAGAGGACATTTACTTTGAGTTTAAGCCTCTCGATGAGATTAGCGAAAAAGAACGCGCCGAAATCACTAAAATTCGCGTTGATGCGGTAGCGGTGGCTGCTGATAGTCAATTGGTTAGTTCGGAAGAAGCCAGGGACGCGCTGAAAGGCATAGAGGGGGCTGGTTTTGAAAACCTGGATGGTGATTATGAGCCGGAAGACAACGAGACTTAAGCCGGTTAATTACAACGCTGGCAACATTAAGTGGTATCAGAAACAACTACTCGCCGAAATCAGAGAAATGAATGATGAGGTTAAACGTGAAATAGTCAACGCCATTCGCGACAACCCTCTCGCTCAGGATGATAATTTGGCTATGGATGCAAACCCCGTCTCCGTTATTAAATGGCTTCTGGATGCTCTGGCAAGAAAGTGGGTGGACCGGTTCATTAACAAGGCTCTTCCTGTTTCTGATGAACTGATGAATAAAACGCAAAGTGCGGTTGACAGGGGGCTATTGGCTGCTGCCCGGCGTGAATCCATGACCATCAACATGCAATGGACTGATGCCATGCTTGAAAAACGTGAGGCCATCATTGCAGAGAACGTCTCTCTTATCCGCTCCATCCCCGAGAAGTATTTCACCGAGGTGGAGGGCATGGTATATCGCGCTGTTGCCCGTGGTGGTGACAGAAAAATGCTTGCTGATGAAATAGAGCGTAATTTCGGTAAACGTCACGGAATTACACGACGCAGAGCTGAATTTATCGCCCGTGACCAGACTCGCAAGGCAACAAGTGCACTATCGGCGGCAAGGCAACAGGCTGCTGGTATCGTTGAGGCTGAGTGGGTGCATAGCGGAGGAGGAAATAAGCCTCGTCACAGTCACGTTAAGGCAGGAAGGGAGAGAAAGCGATTCAGGCTGTCTGAGGGGTGCCTGATTGATGGAGAATATATTATGCCCGGGCAATTACCAAATTGCGGTTGTACGTGGCGACCCGTGTTGCCGTTTTAATAACAGATCACTTCGGTGATCTTTTTTTATGTCTGAATAA